TACCCGGAGCATTTAGGCACAAAGCACGCTTATTAAGGGACAGAAACTCAGCGGTGTTTCGCTGGTGCTCCATCGGCTCAAAGCGAGCAGGGTAGTCGTAGTAGTAACCAATAGGGGAAGGCACAGTAATGCCCATGTTGCGCAAAACCATACACTCTTGCACGCCGTGCGGTACAACGAGTAAATCTTCCCCATCTTTGCGTAACGTCTTTGCGTGTGGCATGACGGTCGCAATGTCATCATTAATAGATGACTTTAGAACGACTTTCTTTTGTTCTGGCACTACAAGCACAGAGCGGCCCACCCCCTAAACTCAGCTTCCCATCCTGTCAGTGACACGCCTTCGCGAACGATCCAGCACTGTCCCCCGCTTTGCAGTATGCGCCCTATCTCACGAACTTGATTAGCGGTTGGCTCGTTTTTGCCGAACTTCGTTTCGATACCAAAAAACTGACCGTTCACTTGTCCGATAAAGTCAGGTATACCCGAGCGCCCGTAGCCGTTCGCAGGGGGCATGAAGTAGTAGCATTGATCTACTGAGTCCAGCACCTTGCGAACGGCCTTCTTTACGTCACCTTCGTTCTTCATGCGTACAGTGAAGCACCAAGAATGAAGCCCATACCAAACAACACAACCGCAATCAACACATGCTCAAAACTAATTGCTTCGATAAAAGTTGGCTCGGTTTTTGCAGGGGTTGACTCTGGCTCAACAGGCGGTGCTACGGGAATATTAAGAAACGTATCAAACGAGTTCTCCCGTTTCAGTTTGTTCAGCCTGTTAGCTATTGAGCTTTCTGAACGCCGCAGAGTTTTAGCCATCTCTTTATAGCTAACGCCGTCTGCCTTCATTTCAAACAGTTTTTGGTCGTGTTTTGCAGACCATGCTTTGTACTTAGCCACTATCGTCTCCTTAGTCTAGCGTCTGGACAAATTTCCTTTGCAGGACACCACGGACACAACCCGCTTGGCTTGGTTTCAAACACACCCAAGTCAATCGTTTCATGCACGCGATCAATGCGAGGCTTCAATGCGCCCCACAGAGATTCTAAATATCGACGTTCATACGTCGTGTTCGTCGTTTTGTTAAACCGTAACCAAATAAACGAGGTCTTTACTGTCTGCACTTCGGGGAAGTGCCAGAAGATCATCGCCGCAAACAACTGTAGCTGTGTGGGCGACTCTCTTACCTTGCCTGTTTTGTAGTCTAAACAGTATGCTGTGTCGCCGTCAATAACTAAAACGTCAGCGATTGATCGAAAGTACGCATCGTTTGCAAACCAATCAACTGGCTCAAGATTCTCATTCACCGCCATCTGGTACTCAAACTTCTTCTCGCCAGAGCGCGACATAATTACGTCTACGATGTTGCCCCACTTCTTGAGAGACAACTCATCTTCTTCTGTTAATCCCGTGGGATTAAGCTCGCCCCTGCCGTAGTCTTCCAGCACCTTGTGTACCCGATGCCCGTAGTCAATCGCCTCGCTACTCGCCATTCGCACGGACTTGCTAACGTACAAGTAGTCAAACTGGGCTGGGCAGTTTTCAAACGTACTCAACCTGCTGTAAGAAAGAGCCATCTTGTCGCTCATATACGCGGCCTCTCCATAGTTACTTCGCTTTCTGTTTCGATCCATACCCTAGCGCCACAGTTAAGTGGCTTGTCTGGAGAGTGAACAACTCGGGAAGGGCCGTGAATGAATACGCCGTGGCAGTACGTATTCTTTTTGCCTTGCTTTACTGTTATCGGCGGCTCATGTTGCGACGGATCGGACACTTTAAGATTACGTCTAATAACGTGCTGATTAACGTGTATCCTAGTAATCATTTGGCTTCTCCATACGATGCTCCCACCTCTGTTTCGCAAGCTACGGGGATGTAACCCCTGCACCACTTAGGTGTCAGGTTCAGACATTCCTCCATGTAAGCTCGCGCTTCAACAAGTTCATCATCAGGGACAATGCACACAGCTTCGTCATGTACCGATAGCTTTACCGGATACCGCTGATTGATCCTAGCAGTCTGCCACATAACAATCTGCATTGCCGCATGTTGGCAAAGATTTTCTACAACTTTCGGGCCAAAGATTCTGACTTCTTCGTTGCGGCCCATCGTATACACCCAGCCATCTTTTTTGTAGCGTAGCTTATGGTATACAACCCCCGGCTCTCCCGGCCTGCCGAAACCTTCGTTTTGTGTAATGAACCAACTTCTTATATCAACAGGCTCAAGCCAGTTCTCGTTCGATATATTAGGTAGCACAGAGTGCTCGCAGTGTTGCCACAGTTTAGTTACTTCGTAGTGGACACTGCGGTAAAGCTCAACGATCTCGTAAGCTCTGTCCATTGAGATAGGTTCTGCGCCTATGTACTTACCTTGTAGGTTAGCCATCTCTTGGAAGCGTGCGGCACCTGCGCCGTATTGCAAGCCGAGCATAGCGGTCTTACCTAGAAACCTCTCTGCTTTGTCAGCTTTGGTTATCTCCCTACCGAACATACGGGAAGCAAAGTCGCAGTACATATCGACTCCCGCCTCCAGCTTTTCGATAACATCAGTTTGCCCTGCCAAAGCCATCACGGTACGCAGTTCGATATTAGATGAGTCGCCAACAAGTACAGAGTGTCCTTCGGGGGCGCGGAGCGCGTTACGCAAACCAGCACTGATCCCTCTGGCTGGTAGGTTCTGCCAATTAACTTTGTTGCCGCCGGAGTACCTTCCAGTTGTTTTAGCGCCCCAATAGTTTAAGTACACAGGAAGTGGGCCACGCTTTGTCATCTCAATGAAACGCTCGGCCCGTGTCTCTGCAATAGTGGTCTTAGCGCCCAGCCTAGCGGCTACCAGCGCCTGCACTTCTGAGTCAGGATGCTCCTGCAAAGCCAGAAACTCTTTATCTGTCTTAGCAAAGGCAAAAGTAGTCTTGCCCGTTCTGGGGCTTACTTTGGTAGGCGGGTACACACCAAGGGCGCGTAGCTTCTCCGCAAACTTGGCGCTCGACATAATCTCAGAGCGGTCAGCTTGTGCCAGCGCTAACAGCCCTTCTTTCCTCTGCACTTCTTTGGTGTATAGATCCTGCATGAGATCAAGATCACCAACAAACTCTGGCTCTGTGAACATACGGATCGTCATGTCGATCAGCAAGTTATTAAGTACAGGTGACTTATAGGAAAGTTTCCGGTGCAAATCGCGACAGATTTCAACGTCAGTAAGACAATATGCTTCGTAGTCTGCGAACGTGTCAGCGTCCATGTCAGCGAGACGGACGCCTTTCATGTTGTGGACGGCTGTGCCCTTGCTTTGTAGTTTGTAGTATCTAGCCATATTAGCTAGTGAGTGAGAGCGCAAGTACGGATGCACCATGCGCGATAGAGCTTGCGTACAGGTCCACATTCGTGGGTTTATTCCATAACGCTTGGCTAGAATATACCCGTCAAACATAGTGTTGTGACAACAAATCTGTACGTTGCCCCAATCACACAGGCCATCAAGTTTTTTCTTGATGGATTGCTCGTCGCCAACGACGGAGAAAGGTTGCTCGTCGTCAATCGCCACGCCAACCATGATAGTTTCGTAGCGATCATCAACAATGTAGGCATCTGTTTGGAGTTTACTAAGTGAGTAGTCGGAGTCGTAGTACGTCTCAAAGTCAACGTAGACTGTACGCATCACGCTCCCCCCTTGGGTCTATGCCAAGGGACAGTTGTAAGTACCACATCTGCTTCTCGACTTCTTGTTCTTCGTTGTCTTTACGCCCCCTTCGCCAGCTATATTTAAAAGCCGCGAGCTTTGCGTAGATACGCACTTCTTCTTCACCGTACGCGGCAAGCATAGCGTCTATACACTCTATCTCGTTATCTTGCCGGTAATGGTCTGGGTTTATTGGGTCGCTTTCCCTCTTCATTTTTGATCCCTTTAAGTTTGGTTTGGCACTGTTCGCACAGTGCCTTGACTATTGGAACTCCACATCGGTTGCACGTATAGCAGTGGCGCATTAATCCACATCCTCATCACTTGTTGGGAAGAAGATGGTAACGCCACGCCTCTGGCTAGTACCTTGAAACCAATCGCTGTTGGGGCAAGTCTCCAGCCATTTAAACAACTCATGACTAGACATAACCTTGTTGTTAGTCAGCATCCGCTGGGTTGTTGCAGGTAAAGAACCTAGCTCCAACACGCGATACCCAGATTCGCTGTAGCAGTCAACGCGCCCGTCATCACGAATACGCATAGTGCTACCCTTAATTTCTACCCATTCTCTTTCTTCTGCCATCTAATCCACCATTGAGTAAGCTAACGTAAGAAAGGCAATGAACAACAACGCACCTACCGCCTCGTTGAGAAAAATGTTGCCACCGAACTCGCGCTTTTGCCACGCACGTAAGTACTTAAAGAATGATAAAT